GTCTGAGGTGGATCTCTCTATAAGCAATCATGTAGTCGATTCACGTCCTCTCCCTGACCCATGGGGAGACGACTGGAATGATTCTCTTGCGAATATGAGACTCTGGGTTGACAGAGATGAGGATCATATGTAGAATATCTTTGTTAAGGTTGATAGGATAAATATACAAAGTTATCTTAAAGACTACTTTGGTTTTGTTTATCTCATTACCAATAAGTCACAATAATCCAAAAACCATAATGGAATTAATTAACAATAAAGATTAGTCCTTCCTTTAATTGTTTCTTATATTTTTGGTGTCCTATTTTCTTTTCTTTTAAGTAAGAAACAACACTTTCCCAAGTATTTTCTCCATCACTCACTCTTACATTTTTTGATGTGGTGAGTGCTTTTTTATGTTCTTTAGTAAGTTTTTTTCCATACATAGGATTTCCTTCACCTTTATACATTTTACTAAACTTTTCACGGACTTCTGGTTTATATACTGGATTGTATGATTTGTCTTTCATCTTTTCACTTCTCATATCGCAGAACTTATCGTTTCTCATAACGACTTCATAAATTCCTGCTCTTTCACTTACAAAAAATCTTCCTTCAATATTTGTATTATAATAATCATCAGTCATTAGAACATCTCTTTTAAATTGTTCCATAGTTTCATAATAAGACATTGATTTTTTATGAGGACATAAGTAGAGTATTTCTCTCAAAAACTTATCTTCACCAAGAAGTTTTACATCTTCACTTAATTCATCACAAGATCCAAAATATTTTTTCCAATCACTCTCTTTTGTTTTTCTTCTACCAGTCTTTTTATCTTTTCTCCTTGTCCAAAAAGATTTTTTACCAACATATTTTCTATTATTTGTTAGATTTGTTATGAGATAAACAAATCCTTCTATACCTTTGGGTGCTTCAGTAAAGTCTTCTTCGTTATATCTCCAAGACATAAAAATATTTTCTACCATAAAAATATTTATAGTGAAAGTATTTTTGACTCATATCAATAACTTTATTATAAATAGTTTGACATACTTTTAGAAAGAAGATGAAAACATTCCAAGAATTTATGACTGAATGTTATAATATTCAGGAAACATCACTGAATAGAATTCGTTCTAAGTCGCAGAAAGGTGGAATGGCTATCATGTCTGGACAGAGAGGAGATAAGTCTTCCAAAGAAAATAAAGAAAGAAGCAAGAGAACTGAAAGAAGGATTCGTGGTGCTGGTCTTCCTGGTCCTACAAAGGTCTCAGGAAGATACACTGAAAATCCTGGAACTCCACAAGAGAAGAAGGTGGGAGAGAAGTCCCATGTAGTTTCTTCTGGTAAGATGGGCAAGAGGAAGTTCAAGAAGACAGTTGAAAAATTGGGCACAGAGGCTGGACTTAAGCACAAAAAGAATGTAAAATCAGGTTCAAGTAAAGATGATCAGGATTCAGTTTTAATCCAACGCAAAAAAGGTGGATCTGCTACACTCAAAGGAACTTCCAAAACATCTTGGCCAGGTAAGGGTAAGAATGTTAAAGTGGGGAAGATGAAACCAGGACGCACTGGTGAATTTGATACCAAAGTGAAAAACAAAACATTTACTTATGAAGAAGACTAAGTTTCCATTTCAGCATATTGTTTTAGAAGACAAGAAAGAAGTCTGGGTTCTTTGTGATAGTGCCATTACTGCTATGGGTATTGGTTCTATTGTTAAACAGTTTTATCCTGGATATACTCCTCACATTGCTTCTAAAGATTATTTCTCAGAACTATCTAAACTTTAGAGTCCTTGACAGATGGAACTCCTGCGTTTTATAATGCTAACATTCTCGGTAGATACTATCGTAAAGATTATTTTAACAAGTAACCTGAAATGATTAAAAAAATTATTATTGCATTTTTAGCATTTTCAATTCCATCTGCATGTGCTGTTCCAAGTACAATGAATGAACTTGAGGATGTTGTGAATGTAGATGTTCTAGAAGAAGAAGAGACTGCAATTCAAATAGAAGTTGTAGAAAAACAATGGAAGTGTGAGGAGTGTACTCATGAGGAACAATACATTCTCTCTGAACTTCAAAATGAAACCAGAATTACTGACCGTAATGCCCTTGCTACAATTCTGGGAAACATTAAACAGGAAAGCAACTTCCGTGCTAACATATGTGAGGGAGGTGCTAGAGTTCCTTATGACCGTTGCTATAGTGGTGGTTATGGTCTTATTCAGTGGACCACTCTAGGAAGATATAATGGACTTGGATCTTTCTGTGCTGCATATGGTTGTGATCCATCTTCCCTTGAAGGTCAAACTCGTTATATGATTAACGAAGACATCTTTCAGAGGTATCTTCCTATGTTTGAGGGCAGTGGACAAACTGTCCAACAATATATGGTTCCTGCTTACTATTGGTTAGGATGGGGAATCAAGGGCAATAGAGAAATTTATGCCTATGATTACACTAAAAAACTCGTATGGACATGATCTTACAAACACTTAAAAAACTTACCAAACCTTTTACTGGTATTCCTGCACCAAAAGTTTTGAAAGATGATCCTTGGTTTGGACCTGCTCCACTTTCTGAAAAGCAGCAGATGAGTATGAAAGCACAACTGCAAGAAGAGAATCAACTTCTTCCAGAAAAAGAAGAAGTCCCTCCCAAAAAAGAGGTGGACAATATCCACGAAGTCATCTATAATATTGCTACGAAAAGCGGTAAGACTACAACTCAACTGGATCCAATGCCAGAGTTGGGTGGTGGTTCCGAAAACTTTCAATCTGGTCCTGGTGGATGGATGTCTGGAACTGGATTCCGTCAATTTGGTTAATTATGAGCACTGAAGAAATCGTTTTGAATATCCGCGAATGGGTAATCTCCATGGTTCAAGATTATGATGTAGACAGAATGTATGACAAAATGGCACTAATGCAAGAGTTTGACGAATGGTTTAATCCTGAAGAAGATCTAGACGTGATATCACTTGACTATATCACCCAAGAGCAGTATGATGATTACGTTGATTTAAACGACGGCATTGAACGCGCATAATCAACTGCGGTAATCCCCTTGGTAGTTCAGGATTAGCGGCAATAGGAACTACCACTTGGGCAAGTAGCATAATGGATAATGCCACGCTCTTCTAAAGCGTTGATTGGGGGTTCGAGTCCCTCCTTGCCTGTTATAAGATGTGATCAGGAGAATTGATATGGGGTCTTGACAGATATCTAAAGGCACTCTATACTATCAGAGTTGATAACAATGCCCTGTAGCACAACGGCAGTGCAGGAAGCTGTTAACTTCAAGGTTACTGGTTCGAATCCAGTCGGGGCAGTATCTCACTCTTTTATTATGCCAAAGAAAAAAGAACTCACTCAGGAAGAACTTTTTCCTTATGATCTTTTCCCATTCCGTCTGGAACATCCAGATGAAAAAGAAAAGAAAGTCTGTTGGTTTCAGTGTGAAGAACATCTGGAAAAATACATTGCTCGCTACAAAATTAAAAAGCGCAGTAAGTATGTAAAAATCAGTAAGAAAACTAAATAGTTCTTTAATTATGAATTACAAACCTTATAGTGTGGAATGGCATCGGTATCGATACTTGAAGGAAGCAATCGATAAGTACCTAGATGACTACGTTGACAATGAGATAATTGTTAATGACATTCTGGACATCGTATGTGTCCGTCAGGAACGAGCACATATGGAGTATCATAAACTAGAAGACCTTGAGTTAAAACTGCGGGATTAGTATGCTATCAACTCAATACAGACTAAGACTAGAGTCTATTTGTAGATGCATTGCAAATAAAGAACAGGTGCCTTTGGAAGATATGATCTGGGCAGAGAAACTTGCCAAGGCACATACTCTTGCTAGAGATTGGTTGAACAAAGCACGTCGTCAAGCTGCTCAGGATATTGAAGAAGGAACTATTGATGACTTTATGAATCGTATGGGACTTGGAGATCCAGACCCATCTAATTATAAAACAGGATTTGATGGTGCTGATGACATTACTGACTGGTTCAAACAAGATAAACCTGAAGACTGGAGGCAACGTGACTAAAGAAATTAAGATCACTCCTGAAACTTTCATAGAGATGAATAAGGAATTTGAAAGAGATGGCACACGTGTCACAATCAGAGTTCCAACTCAGAAAGAGATTGACGAATGGAAGCAATGGAGGCAACGTGACTAATCCCAGACAAGAAAATGAAAAAAATTGGAAGGAAGAAACAAATAAAGTAATTGCTAAAAATCTTATTAAAAGTGTTGAGTCTCTTCTGGGTGGAACTGCCACATATGTTACAGTTATAGATAAAAAAAGTTCTCATAAACGTATCGTAATCGATTATGACCACAGCAGTAATTTATAGTAATGGTAGTCAAGAGTGTGAACGTATAACAATGCTTCTTAGATCTCTTGGTGGAGAATTCTTAGAGTATAAACTTAATGTTCACTTCACTCAAAAATCATTTGAACAAGAGTTTGGAACAGAAGCAACATATCCACAAGTGTCGATCGGTTATGATCACATTGGAAGTATGAAAGAAACTCTCCAATATTTGAATACTAAAGGACTTATCAATTGACATAAGACATGTATTGTGGTATACTCTTGATACTTGTAAGAGTATAGATGTCAAAAGAACTTGAAACGTTTACTATTGTTATGACTGAAAAATTCAAAGAAAAAGATCCTTTTAAAGTAGGAATGCATTCAATTAAATTGAAGCATAATGATACTCAGTTTGAATGGGAAGTGACTCCCGAAGCAAGAAGGGCTCTGCTAGAACTTAATGCTATTCAATCAGTGGCTTGACAGGACATTTAGTTTACTCTATAATTATTGCACTAGGAACTTGAGACGTTCCAACCAAAGGTGCCCAGCGGTTCGGATATACCGAAACCCTGTAGTTGGGAATCAGCCCCCTTTGGATATTCGCGGAGGACCTGCGTCTTACTCCGGTGTAAACTGTCAGAATGTTGGGTTTAAATGCCCCATAGCAAGCATTCGGATAAGTGCATCGTCATGCGGAATTA